TCTTTAAGGTGTCTTGCTATCCATGCCTCTCTAAGTTTGATCGCTCTCTCTTCAGAAAGTCCTTCAGGTACACCTCCTCTCTTTGCTATAGGTCTTAGTTTTTTATACTGTTCATTTCCTCTAATGTTCCCGCCTGCTCTCCATATAGAAGGATAATTCAGTTTAAGTTTTTCAGCATAATCAATGTCAAAAGTCTTGTACTGGGAGTTTCTGAGACTGATTTTTTTATTGTCTCCTTTGGTTGGGAAGTTGGTGAGTTCTTCGTCAGAGTCTTTTTTTTTACTGTCAAAACTTAGATATGAGTCCAATAATACAGGAGCTTCTTGTTTGATGACATCGAAGTATTGTTTGATTACCTGATATGCTGCTCTTCTTTCATCTTCTGTGATTGGTGGTCTACCATATCGCCCATTCAGATGATCAACGGCAAGATCAAGAAGGTCTTTGAATACAACTATCCTACCTTTTTCAGGTGCAGCATTGAGTATATCATCAGTGTCTAATCTTCTTCCTATTCTGATATAATATCCTTCTTTCATTTGATCTTGATTTGCGTTAAAGAATAGATGAGCTTGTTTGTAGTCTCTCCAGTTTGCAGGAGTTCCCAGAATGTTTTTCAATATCTCATCCTCTTCCTGTACTTGTGGATTGTTGGGGACATTCACAACTTCCATCGAATCTAGATATTCAGAATCAAATCCTTTCACATCATAAGGAAGTTCCTTAGTTTCTAACAAGTCAAATAGTTTTTCTTCTCCTGACATTGGATGATCTTTAGGTAGTAAATCAGTATCATGTTTTCCTGATCTATATCTTTGATTACGAAGAGCATAAAGAAAGGAGTTTACTCTAGCCATTGCCCACTGTTGAGCAGAATTAACAGAAGGACGTACAGAAGCAGGGTTATTCTCATATGCTCCCAGACCTCGATGATAAGACACTGCTAGATAATTAACATTCGTTATCTTTTTTTTGGGATCAGATCCGTGCTCTTCATTGTGATCTTTTGCTTTGCGTTTCAAAGCAGTCTGTGTTCCTTCTGGGAGTGCATTCATAGCAGCACGTGCATTTGACTTATCACCATAATCAACTGCCTTATAAACATCCAGAAGATATCTAACATTCTCATCTTCTTCTTCTCCTATGTCTTGAGGTTCTTGCTTTCGTGGAAACTCTAGACCTTCAGCAGCATAGGCCACTTCTGGAGCAATACCGAAAAATATATGCTTTTCAACACGCATTAATTTTGCATCTTTTACAGATTGTAATGCTTCAACTTCAGAATAATCATGTTCAAAGTGCAGATCATCTTCCCAGAGTCTTGCTATGCGAGTAAACAACAACCCGATTCTCTTACCTCTTTTTATTTGATTACTCCAATATTCCACTGCTTGCTGCCGTCCAAGGGCATAATTTGCGGTAGGAAGACCTAATATAGAAGGAGGAACACCCAAAACCGCAGAGATAGATTCACGTGCAAATGTTCTAGATGCTTGAAATTCCATATCGCGAGGCGATAACTGAAGCATATCTATTTGAACTTGACCAGACATAACCATAGCACCGCCTGATTTCTGCATGCCTTTATATTGATCAAGTATCTGTCTTCTCACTTCTTTATTCCATATATCACCATCTTCCTTAGGTGACAGAAGAACATCAGGACGACCTTTTGAAGTCGCTTCTGATACGAGTTTTTGAGAGTTGAGATCAGCATCTAGTTCTCTTGCAAGGGGTTGTATTGCTCCTGTTCCATATAATGCTTGTGGACCCTTTTGATATCCTGCATTCCTCCCATGTATGATTCTTTCAGGAGGATACATCACTACAGAACCAGAAGAATTATGCTCATAACCTACAAGACCCTTCTGTGGATCTGTAACTATTCTAACCTCTTCAGGATGAAGTCTAACCATTGAGACAGGTCTATCAGAAGAACCGAGTAGAAGAATATAACAGTTACCAGATAATGTGATATCAATTGTGATCTGTTCTCTGAAAAGAAACTCATCAACATCAGTTGACGGCATTCTTATAAGGTCTAACACAGGATGATCCATCAGTTCAACAGCTTGATCTCCGTAACCTTTAATCAATCGAAGAGGTAAGGCTGCAAGATCTTGAGATAGTCTTTTGACACCCGCATGAGTATAGCCATGTATACCAAATGCATCCATAGAAACCTGTGCTGAGAATGTATTATTGACACCGCCTGCAGAGTTCCAACTAGCACCACGATTCTCTTCTTTTGGCTTCTCTATTTGCTTTGCATAACTCTTGCCTAATATAGCATTATATAACCTAACAAAATAATTATCACTCATTGTATACTCCTATTGATGTGCATTATATCTCATAAATTGCATGACAAAGTACCTTAAACTGTCCATCGCGTGATCATTGTCCTTCTTCACTACATCCTTCTTTGACTTATTATCCCATTTGTAGAGCCTAAACTCTCTTAATGTGTTTTTCACGTCCTTAGTAAATAACAATCTAGATTTACCTTCTTTGTCAATCTGAAGATATTCTCTAACCATGTTGATCCCTTCATTCACACCGAGATGTTTTGGGGCCGGCAAGGTTCTTATATTACATTCTCTCCCCAGTGTAAGACGACCATCTTTACTTTCAGGGTCTGCTACATACCAATGAATTTCTTCATTATGTAACTTGTTGATTCTGTTGATTTCTCTTCCTGATTCTATCGTTGTATGATTCACCCAGTAGAGTTCTCTGTATACAATCAGAGTAGTATCAGAAGAGTAATAACCTGCAGGAGCCTCAGCAACCCATAACGCACAGAAGGGATGAGAGGAACCAAAGTCAATAGATATATATCTTCTCCAATGATCAGGAATCTCTTCTATATCTATCAGATGGGTATCTTTTGAAAACTCAGGATAAACCAGACCGGATTGAGAAGAGAACTCACCAAACAATCTAGATCTTTGACTTGCTTCTGTAAGATGGGATACGGTTCTTCTCATTTTGAAACTAGATACATAAGGATTATCAAGACCTGATATTTTCACAACTTCAAAACCCTTTGCCGGATTCTCAACAAATCTTTCGAACATCCATGACAAACCCTTGAGAGGTGTAGCTGTTATTATCACTTTACCTTTGAGATCTACTGTTCTCAATAAACATTCGTGAAATATACCTTCATCATTAGGCTCTTCATCAATCCAAATTAAAGACGTGCTACCTCCTTGAAAACTTTCTCTCCCACTGTCACAACTCATAGATACTATTCTACCACCGTTTGGAAGAATAGCGACTGCTCTATCTTGTGAATTCCAACGTGTTTTCTTTGTACCTACAGGAAGATATTTATCTAACTTTGGACGTAGGTATTCTAGACCGTCTTTATAACTCAAAGAAGCACACCAAACAGTTGAAGGATTCTCAGGAACCAAATCAAGGGGTAGATTATTAAGTTGTAACCAGTCTCTGACATATTGCTCTTTTGAACCACTTGCAAAGGCTACAGATAGGCAGGCTCCTACTTCTGTTTTTCCTGCTCTGTTTCCTCCAGATATCAAAGTACTTTCAGAACCCAACGAAAGAAGAGAATGTTGTTGTGAGGTTCTCTTCTCTGTAATATCACAATGATCACACCTATACAGATCTCCTTTGATTCTTCTCATAGGTCTACCGCAACCCCGATCCCGCTCTCCTGTTATACCTGTGAAGTTGTGACAATGAGGAACCCAAAGAAGAGAAACAGAAAGAGGATAACACTTTGCATACTCAATCAGTTGCTGCTTCTTTTTCAAGTTGTCTTCTAATTTTTTCCTGCTCATATTTATATACTTTGTGATCCTTCATAAGTTGCTCGTGACATTCTGCTAGTAGTGATGTATATTCCTGTCCTATATGAAGATGAAGATCATAGAGAAGTTGAGACAATACAGGTGATTTTGGGAAGTTCTTACCCTGACACCATCTTAATAACTCTCTAGATTTCCATTCAAACCTTTGACAGAAGTGTGTTTTCGATCCAATCTTCCTATTCAACCATTTACCGAAATGAACATTCTTTATACTGGCATTCATTCTCTACTCCTCATCTAGATCTATCACAGGTCTAGCAATCAACTCTTTAATCTCCTCATCTGAGTTCTGCAATTCTTTCATTAACTGAACAACTGATAACTGTCTATTATCAACATTCACCTCAACGATCTGCTCTGGTTGTTTCTGATATTCCTTGTGTACTCTTTCGAGGAGCCATGCCGCTGCGGTCCACGTACCATCTTCTTTTGCTGCCTTCTGAATAAGAGCAAGATTAGCAAGTGCATGATTAGACCTTGCTTTTTTTACTCTCCTATTCAGATCTGCATAGATAGTTTCTTCATCATCATAACGATCTTGCTCTCCTCTTTGCATCCAAGTATTATAGGAGGATTGAGAGACAGAAGCATGATGACATGCTAGTTTTGGAGACATACCCAGAGAATAAGCCTTTTCAAGCATTTGAATAACAATCTCATTCAATTTTGACGGTCTTCCAACTTTAGACATTTGACACCTCAAAGATAACACCTTCTACTTTGATTATATCATGACCTGTTGCATGTTTGATTCTCTGTAAAGCAATATCACAGTATTCAGGATTCATCTCTGTTCCTATAAACTTGAACCCTTCCATAGAAGCAGATACTCCTGTTGTTCCAGAGCCTAGAAAGGTATCTAATACGATTCCTCCTTTTGGTGTGAGAAGACGACACAACCATGCCATGAGTTTGGTAGGTTTTACTGTAGGATGAAAATTCTTTACCTCGTTTGCAGTTCTTCCTGCTCCTGCTCGTGGATTCTCAAGACCTGCTGTTCCTTCTTTTCTATGAACAGCCTCATGTCCTTTTTTACTCTGTAGATCATCAAGTCCTGTTTCACGTTCTGATCTTGAAGGTTTTGCACATTGATATATATTTGCAGGCCATCGACCTAGATCATGAGCAAAGTTTTCAACATAATCTCTAGAAGGCAATGTAACAGATCGATCTGTACCTCCTGACAAAGAACCATCTGATCGTCTTGCATCTCTAACAGGATTCGGATCTCCTACCCAACAAGGATCACCATATCCAAATCTACAAGCATCTATATTTATCGCACCTGTTCCCCACTTCAAAACATTCTCACTTACATTCAAACCCTTCTCTATAGGCTTTCTGCAAAGGATAGCAGGCTCTTGAGCAGGTTTTAAGGCAGTTCCCCATCCTGACCAGTGAATTGCTTCTTCTGTAGCTGGTTTTGTTATCATTCCTAAATTCGATAAGTCTTCTTTTTTCTCTCTACCGTCTTGCTCTTTCCATTTCTGCAAAGCCTTCAATGTTGATTCATCTTTTCTTCCTACAACTTCTCTCTCAACTCCTTTCATCTTATCAATCTGCTTTGATATATCCATGCTCTTTGGAAAACCTGAGAAGTACAACCAATTGATCATATCTCTAATCTCAAACCCTTCATCTTCCAAAGCGCAAACCATTCTATGAATTGCTCTTGTAGCACCAAAAGCAACAATATGACCTCCATGCTTCAATACTCTGAAGCATTCTCTAGCCCATTCTTCAGTAGGTACAGAATGATCCCAATCTTTTCCCATAAACCCAATACCATAAGGAGGATCACATACAATACTATCTATTGAGTTGTCAGGAAAACTACGTAATATTTCAACACAATCACCACAAAGCACATATTGATCCCCAACTGCATAGATTCCTCCTTCTTCTGCTATTTTCACGCGTTCAAGGTCTAGATTATCAGCATCATCATAATCAGTATCATAAACCGCGTTATCAGATTCAGGAGGTAGTTCTGTATCTATGTTTTCCAAAAGTGAATCTAGTTCATTTTGAGAGAATCCAATATCATCAAGATCATTTTCAGGAAGAGCAGAGAGAATATCTTTGAGCATGTCTTCATTCCAATCAGAGATCTCACCCAGTTTATTATCAGCAATAGCTAGAAGTTCTGCTTCTGTTCTAGATAGTTTCATATATCGTACCGGAATAGTTGATAATCCCAGACTGCGTGCAGCTGCTATTCTAGTATGACCTGCAATCACCATTGAATCTTCTTCTCGTGCTATTACAGGAGCAGCAAACCCAAATCTTTCTATAGACCTAGCAACCTTTGAAACTGCTTCTGTGTTTATTCTGGGGTTATGCTCCCATTCAACCAGAGAATCGATATCTACATATTCTCCTATGCTCTCTTTTTTCTTCTTTGCCATAAAGAACTCCCTATAAAAAAAGACTAGAATAAATCTAGCCTTTTATATGAGCATTGACAATATATTGTTATACTTTCTCTTTCAAAATATCTTCTAAGTAAAAATGTAGACCTTGCATCAATACCTCTTTGAGATCTTCTTTTGGATGTAGTTTACAGTATTCTTTTGAAATAGGTTCTAATGTTTTGATTTGATTATTATCTTTGAATTTGTTGTGTTCTGTCATATAGATAGAGGTTCTGGACAACCCTAGTAATTTAGATGCCTCCTGTCTTCCTACCTTGCAGATAATAGATCTGATTAATTTTGATATGTATAGATTAAGCTTCATTTTATTCTCCTTTGATTGTATTGTTTATATGGTTTCTTTTACTCTGGTATCTTTCAATAAGTGCGAATATATGCTTGCAAGGTACTTGTTTTCCTTTCAAATTATGATTCCAATCTGGGCAGCTGCATTTGATTTCAGTCTGCATTCTGTGTTTGTAGGTTCTGAAAGTTATCTTCTGTTTCCATCGGCTTTTTGTCTGACCAAAGATAAAAGGATCTCGAGGCTCTAAAAACATATAGCATTCTTCAAATGTTACTTTTTTAGATTTGACATATCTGGTGAACTCCTCATGTTTATATTGTTCGACAATCTGATCAACATAGTCATTGAGACTTTGAATGATTTCATGTTTATTCATTGTTTGCTCCTATGTGTTTCTCTACGAGTTGATTGATCTCATTAATGTTTGTCATTGTTGATATTTTCTTTTGCAACCGAACTTTTGTCCAACGTCTATAATGAGATTCTTGTATTTTTTCAGAAGCAGCTATTTTATATTGCTCTAACTCTTCACAATCCATATCAGCAAGTTTTCTCTGTATAGATTGCTTTTCATCCTGTAGGTTTCTTTTGATCTTCATAACGTCAAAGATCATATCTTCTATTCGCTTCAATCTGATTGTTAGTTCATGCTTATTCATTGTTTGCTCCTAAGAGGAAAAGAGAGGAGATAAGAAAAAGAGAGAAGAGGAATGTGTATATTTCTGTTCTGTATTTTATACATTCGTATGCAAATTCGATCAGTATATTGTTCATTTTTGCACCCCCAACATGCGATCTAATCTATCGGATTCTGATTGTAATCTACTAGATAATGATTTTATAAGATGTGATTGTTCTGATATCAATCTGCTTTTCAAAGCATCAATATCAAACAGAAGGGCCTGAAGAGCTTGAGGTGTTCCCTTAAATATTGCATCTGGTATCTTTTCACTGAGAAGTTCAATCTGTTCTTCTAGTTGTTGAATATCTGCTCTTAGTTTGTCTATGTAGTTTACATTTTGAGGTATGACTATTTTTTGATTACCTCTAAATCCTATTGTAGGAAGTTCTTCATCTGGGAATAATGGCATGGTTGCTCCTTTGGTTAGTTATTGGTTATGATAATGCATCTTGTAAAAGTTCGATGATGTCACTATGCATATACTGACACTCTAAAGTATTTGTATTCAAATCTATAAATGCTTTACCTTGTAAATACTTATATGCCTTTGAATTACTTATTTTTTCACCTTCTAGAAATGCAGAAGATATATTTCCAGTGTTATATCTATCTACTTCAAGATTAATTATCTTTGCAAAATCTAAATACAATCTTCTTTTGTTATATTTTTCCCATAGATTATTTGATTCATCTTCTATGAGATTCTGTATTATTGTTGATTCTATAATCATTGTTTTCTCCTTTGGTTATTGTACGGTTATGATTAAGATGTTTTGATTCGTGAACTCTCCATTATCATCCAACTCAGGTACAAGGTCCTGATTAATGATTTGTAGATTGTGCAGGTTACAATAAGCAATTGCAACTCTCATAGATGCACAGGTTAAGATTATGTTTCCTTCTTTGTCCTGAACATCAATAGCAATAAAATGATTCATTGTTTTCTCCTTTGGTATACAATCAGTATAATCTAATGTTCAGAAAAAGTAAACATTAAAAGAGAAAAAACTATTACTTCTTATCTTTTTTTATTATTTGCGATCTTTTCTGTCTTTTTTTATCTTTTCAGGAAGAGCAGCGATCCTCTTCAATCGTTGTTTGTTCTTCCTGTAACTTTGAAAAGGTTTTGCAGGAGAGAAACCTGCGACGACAGTTCTGGCAGTTGCATCGAGTTCTTGCTCTAGTTCTGATTTGAGTTCTTTGATTCTTTGTTTCAGGGCCTTCTGTGAAAGATACTTTGTTTTGTACAACTTAGAGCCACAAGATAGGCATATAAGCACATCAAAATTGTGATCTACCCTTGCACTATATCCACA